TCGGGCCGAGACTCGCATGAGGTGGTGACGTCGGCACAGCACCTCGTAGCCGACCACCCCGGACGCTCCCGGCTCGGCATCGGTGTCGCCGACGACCACCTGCGCGCCCTCGACCACCATGGCGCCGGCGATCGTCCGGGCGTTGTGCGTGCCGCGGGCACCGCACCAGCACAGCGCCTGCACCTGGAGCACCTCGACCCGGTCAGCAAGCTCCATCAACCGGGCGGAACCCGGGAACAGGCGGGTGCGTTTATCCCGAAATGGGCTATCCCGATGCCCGAGGGGAGTATGCTGCAGGCCGGGCACCAAGATTGGACATCCATTGAAGCGCCTAGCGTTGGTCCTCGGCCTCTGTCTTGGTGCGGCCGTCGGGTGGGTTAGCCTCGGACAGCCCGCGAACGCCGTCACCGTGCCCGAGTGGGGTCGGAGTTGGTACTTCACGGAGTCGGCGAGCGTGGCCGAGGACAAGGGGTGCTCGCTCGGGCAGGAGGCGTACAACACGCCAGGTACTCAGCAGTATGTCGTTGTCCTGGCGTTTGGGACGATGATCAACACATCGAACGGTTGGAAGTTCAATCAATTCAGCCTCCCCAACATCACGGACGACCAAGCGAAGGTGCGCGCTCAGCGCTTCGCCAAGGGCTTCTACTGGTGCGCTTCCGGTGACCTGAGCAGTTATGTCCGTATTGGGATCGGGACTAGCAATTCCGGCGGAAACATCACGTTCAACGCTGGAAAGGCGATGGCGAACCGCGTGGGTGAAGGCAATGCGTGGCTCGACGACCAGGGCTACTTCACGCAGGCGGGGATCTTCGGCGCGAATGACATCGAACTGGACTGGAGTTCTCCAACGACCGCAATGAACTGGGTTGATGGGTACAACAACAACACGAGTACCGACTTCTACGACACTGGCGACGCCGCCGGGTGCGCGACCGGTCACGAGGCGGGGTCGGAGTGCGGGACTCAGGCACAACCCGGCTGGGGAGCGAGCGACGTCTGGTATGTGTCCGACTTCGCCAACGCCGTCCCGCTGCCCCAGATATACACGGAGAACGAGAGCATGGCCAAGCAATGGAAGTGGCTGTCGGTATACGCGTACAACCACAAAGGCAGTCGCATGAATATTCGAGGATCGGCAACCCAGCATGGAGCATGCGCCCAAAACGGACCCTGCTCTGGGACCAACAACACAGCCGCCGACGGGTACACGCAGTTGTTTGACGCGCTAGACAGCAACAGCAAGAGCCGACAGCCGGCAGCATCTTTGCTGGCCACTGACTGGAAGTGGACGAACCCATGAGCGTTCCTCACGGCCGTTGGCCTCGTGCGGTGGCGCCGCTACTGGGCGCGGCCTTGGTGGCAGGGATCGTCGGTGTGGCAGTTGCCGTGCGGTCGGTCGGCTCGGTCGACGATGTCCAACTGCCAGTCGCGGGCGTGGGTGGAGCCTCGCCCGCCCCAACAGAACCTGACCCTGACGAGGACATCCACTCGTTGCCCTCGCCGACCGGGACTCCTGCCGATAAGGCGACCATCCAACCGGGGAAGGAGGGGCCGCCGTTCGACGTGAAGGACTTCCCAACCGGCATCTTCAATGACGGCGGGGCCCCGGCTCCTTCCATCCGGTTCACGGCGAACAACTACTGGAGCGGATTCCTGGGCGATCAGCCGCTGAGCGTGTACGCCGGATATGCCGGGTACGAGCATCCGGACGACGGCGCGGTGTTCGTCGTCTACGTGACGAAGACAGGCGGCCTCGGCAGCGGCTTCATGCGACAGATCGAGGGATCCGGACCGCTCACGGTGACCGACGGTCGAGACGATGGCCAGGTCTTCCTGACCAACGATCAGGGCGACCGGTTCTCGTACGCCCTCAATGCCGAGACCTTGCGCGCGGACGGGTAGGAGCCGCGCGGCCCCGACCTACGCTGAGGCGGATCGCGACGGCCATCTGCCGTCGAAGCGGGCCGGTCAGCGGCTACCGGCGTCACTTCCGTGCCGCCGAACGCTGCGACGCATCCCACGCGAGAGTGAGAGCGCGCGCGGCGCCGCCAGAGTCCGGGTACGCGAGCCCCGCGTCGTGTGCCGCGTTGAAGGCGGCACGGTGAACCGAGCCCGCGCGACGGATCGACTCCTGCGTCAGCGGTGCGAGCGACGGCGACGCCGGGTCAGGGGGTGGGCCGCCGGAAGTGCGGCGACTCACTGAGCCCGCGTCCTCGGCGAACCGTGCCAGCGCTTCGAGGCGAGCGACGCACCGGCAGCAGACGCCGGGGAAGCGTTCGGCGTCAGCCCGGCAGACTTCAGCGCCTGGACGGCGCCGACGCGCGCCAGGCGAACCTCGCTTAGGAGCGGGTTCGCGACCGGCTGGCCTTTGTAGCCAGGCGTCAGGAGATCGTCGCCGATCGCGGCCTCGGCACGGTCGGCCAGCGACACGAGTCGGCACGCCTGGATCAGGGCGCCGAAGCGTTCCGGGCCGAAGTCCCGGCCGTGCTCGGCGACGACATCGGCAAACAAGTCCAGCGCGTCGGCGGAGAGGTTGCTCGGGGGCTCGATCGGAGAGGTCTCAGGGGTGCTCAAAGCGGCCTCCTGGAGGCGTGGGAAGGGTGGGTGTCGGAGCGGGGGGTCAAGCGGCCTCTACGCAGTCAGTTCGAGCGACGATGCCCAAAAGGCCTATAGGCCCCGGCAGGGGAGGAGTCGCCCCCAGGTCTACACAGAGAAGCCGCCGGGGTGCGCCTCGCGGGGACGGTTGCGGGGGGCGCGGGGCGCTCTCGCTTCCAGCGCTTGCGCCGCTGTCCGCCGGGCATGGTGGAAGCGACAGAAGGTCCGGAGGTTCTCGATCGAGTGGTCGTCGTTCGGTCCGACGTGGTCAACCTCCAGCCGTCCGCCGGGACCGTCGCCGCGCTCTAGGCAGCGAGCGATTCCTTCGACGCTTGGGTCGAGACCATAGGCGCGCCACACGCACTGGAAGCCATCGCGTCGGAGCACTCGCGCGCGGAGGCGGTTCCAGTTAGCGGGCAGCGGGCTTTGACGCCAGGAAGAGGAAGACATAGGGGGGCTCCTGTTCGAGCGGTGGGGAGTGGAGAAGCGAGCCCCGGACCCTCGTCGAAACGAAGGCCCGGGGCTCACCGTTGCTAGGCAGGGCCTAGCGCCGTGCTTAGGCCGCGCCGCCGATGCGGACAGCCGGGGTCACGGTGCCGGTCGTGTCGTCCAGCGCCACGGTGTCGAGCACGAAGGTCTTCGTGCCGACGAACGCGCTCACGACGGAGCGGTCCTGAAGGGTGCTCGGGTCGTAGTCGCGGATCGCGGTCATCGCGAAGCCGTTGCTCGACACTCCGGCGCCGTGTCCAGCGCCCTCGGGCACCTTCGGGGCGACGAGCGCCAGAGCAAACGCGCTCTGCGAGTAGACGACGATCTCGTCCTCGGCGATGCCGTTGGACTCGTAGACGCTCATGCCCGCGATCTTGCCGACCATCGCGTCGCGCAGCGCCGAAGCGGAGCCCGACTCGTTGGCCTTCACGATCAGGTCCTCGCTCAGGAGGTCGACCATGACCTGAGTCCCGACAGCGGCGTAGAGCCCCTGCACCGGGACCAGCGCGTCGCGCAGAGACTTGCGCGCGGCGAACAGGGTCGCGCTCGGCTTCGTGCTGTCGTAGGCAGCGGTCAGCGTTCCGTCCTGAGTCAGGCCCTGCATCTCTGCGACGACCTTGGACTCGATCCGACGAGCGATCGAGGCGATCTGAGGAGCGAGCACCTGGCGACCGAAGTCCTCCAGGTTCAGTGTCATATCGGCGTCCGGCATATCGACCGCTGAGTAGATCTGAGAGGTCAGAGTCAGCGAGTCGGTGTCCTCGGCCACGGCGTCGGCGGTGATCGCCGCAGTCGCGCCGACGGCACGCTCGCGCGCCGCCAGGATCGAGGGCTTCCGGATGGTGATCGAGGTTCCGACCCCGCCCCGGTAGTCAGTCTGGAAGCGCCGCTCCACGGTTGCGCCGTGGACGAGGTCGCCTTCCAGGAGGGCCAGCGCCAGACCGGCGACGCCCTCGGGGGTGTAGAAGGTGCTCATGCTTTGTGTGTCCTTCCCGGACATTGAGGTTGAGTGGAAGGACGTCTCTAACGTCGGTGCCGAGCGCGACTCTGTCGCGTCCAGCGGACCCCGTAGAAGCGGCGAGGCTCTCTGAGCAACGCTGCCGTTTCCGGGGGGTGACGGGGACGGGGAATCCGTCTCAGGCGCTCTAGCGCCTTCCTACGGATCCCTAGGCCCTGTCAGGGCTAGTGCTACACGCTCAGTCGGTCAGACCGAGCGCCTCCCGGTCGCCGTGGCGCATGACGTCACGCGCCGAAGCGATGTCGGGACTCTCGGAGGCGGAGCCGCCGAGACGGATGCGGGCGAAGGTCTCAGCCTCTGCCGTGGTGATGTAACGCCGGAGGATCTCGTGCCAGACCGTGCCCTCGGGCTGAGGTCCGCGCCGGGCGATCTCGCGCCGCCACGCCTCCTGCCGACGAGCCTCTCGGTCCTCCGCTTCCCAGCGATAGGACGCAACGCTCGGCCAGATCGAACACGAGCCGAGATCGAAGCCCGCGAGGCTCGCGTCGTCGTCACTCATCGCCGACCGTGTAAACGGGGAGGTCTTCTGACCGCAGCCCGAGCGCCTCGGCCCCTGGCTTCGCCTCGGGCGAAGGCGCGGCGGCCGGGATCGGGCCGGTCGTGACGCGGGTCGTCGGGTAGGTCATCGGAGCCTCGCTTCGATCTCGTGAACGTGCCGGAGGGCATGGTCGAGAGTGGCCTCGATATGCGCTAGGTGGCGGAGCACTTCGTAGCGGTCGAGGGCGGTCGCGGCGTCGCGAGCAACTTCGCCGGGGGTCATCGGTGCGCGGTCCACTCGGTCCCGCTGTCGAGCAACTCGACGGGGATGGTGCTCTCGAAGCCTTCGAGGTCGACGCCGGGAAGGATGGTCGGCTGGACGAGCCAGAGTTCGCCGGTCCGGAGGTCCGTCGCGGCGGCGTACTGCGGGGGCTGGATCTGTGTCGCGAAGAGCGCGTCCGGCTTCGTGAAGATCAAGACGTGGACCTCGCCGGTCTGCGGATCGCAGACGCGGACGATGGCGGTGGCAGGGCGGAAGATCATCGGTAGGGCCTTTCGTCGGTGGGGCGGTGGGTTCGGTGGGAGGTAGGACAGCGAGGCCCGACCTCGTCACCCTTGACCAAAGCGACGAGGCCGGACCTGCTGGACGCGCGCGGCTCCCACCACGGCTTCGTGCGCGTCTTCCGCTCCCAGAGGAGCGGCGTTCAGGGAATGGGGAGTTTGGGGAGTTTCAGACCCCGTTTCTAGGTCTTTCGCGTATAGGGCCTAGGAACGAGAAGGACCTAGAAACTGACCTCTAAAGTCCCCAAAGTCCCCATCTTCAGCCGGTCGCGCCCTCTTCGGCGTCTCCCGGCGTGGTCAGGCGGAGCGCGCGGTCGCCTTCGTGCTCGCGGCGCTTGCGCTCGGCGACGTCGAGGATGCGGACGCCGCGAAGGATGGCTTGCTTCGAGCGGACACCCTGAGTGATGCCGCGTCGCTCGCCGAGAGTCTGGAGGAGCGTGGTCCGCCGGAGCGGGTGCTCCTCTCCGGCCTCGTCAGCCCAGGAGCGGTAAGCGTTCCAGACCTCCGTCGCCTTGACGACGTCGAGCCATTCGCCGCTGATCTCCAGGTGCCCGGCGATGAACTCGGCGAGCCGGTCCGTCGTCGTGCGGTAGAGGTCGGTCTCGTGCTCGACGGTGGCGACGTTGCCGAGGCCGCTCGCGTGCCAGTCGATCGCGCCCTCGACGGCCCACCGGAGGATCCCGGCGTGCTCGGCGCGGAGCGCGGTCCGAAGCCCTCGGTCGCGCTCCGACGGAGCGAAGAACCGCCGGAACGGCACGAGCCGCACTCGGCGCCAGTAGCCCTCGGAGGAGTCCTGGACGACCGGCCGGTGATTCGTGGCGAGGAGAATCAGGAACCTAGGCGAGAACTCGAAGAACTCGCGATTCAGGAATCGCGCGGTGATCCGGTCTTCTCCGGTCAGGCGCTTCACGACCGGCGCCGATAGCGGCGTGCGCGCGTCGCCTTCGGAGGCGAACACGAGACGCGAACCGGCGAGCCGTGCGAGGTCGTTCGGGATGCTCTGCCCGCCCTTCGCCTCGAAGGCCGAGAAGGGCGAGGTCTTCACGAGCGGGCCGAACACGTCGGCGAGCGTCTCCAGGAAGACGCCCTTGCCGTTCGCGCCGACGCCGTGGAGGACTCCGAAGACTTGCTCGGACGTCGACCCGGTGATTCCGTAGCCGATCAGGCGCTGGATCCACGCGACGAGGTCGTCGTCGGTCTCGCCGTCGTCGCCGATCAGCACCTGGCGGAGGAACTCCTCCCACCGGGGCGCGGTCGCCTCGGCGTCGAAGTCGAGGTCGAGTCGCTGAGTCACGAGGTCGAAGCGGTTCGGCTCCAGGAGCCGCCCGTCGGCGAGGTTGAGGTAGCCGTTTCCGACCGCGAGGATCGTCGGGTCGGCGTCGAAGTCGTCCGGCTCGATCCGGCGGACCGGCTCCAGCGCACGGAGTTCGCGCAGCGCAGCATCGGCCGCGCGCGACGAGTGACACGAGCGGGCCTGCCGACGGATGCGACCGGCGCGGGCGAGTGCTTCGCGGTGCCGGTCTTCGTCGGTCTCCTGCCCGGCGTCGGCGAAGGCTTCGGTCGCCAGCGCGCCGAGGAGATCGCCGAGACGGTGGACGTAGGCGCGGACGTCGTCGTCGGCACCGAGTCGCCAGATCCCGTCGACGTCATCCCACGACGCGAAGCCGAGCGCCGGGCTGAAGACGACATCGCCGCCGTCGGCATGTATCAGGTCGAGGATCACGCGAGCGCGGCCGACGTCGGTCGAGGTCTCGTCGAGTCGCGAGGCGAGGTCGACGGGCTCGTGAAGCGGGCGCCCGTTCAGGGAGTAGCGCTGAGTCATTGAGGGTCCTTCGTAGGAGGGAGGGTCCGCGCGCCAGGTGGACGCCGGAAGACAAGGTCAGGAGGACGCACCGAAGAGGCGCTCGCTACTCGCTCGGGTTACCAAGCCGAGGTCATCGCTGCGAGCGCCTCTCCGGCGCTTTCCAGCCCTCCTGAGGGGCCCGCCCGGCCGAAGCCGGGACGTGTAAACGACCTAGAGGAACGCGAGTTCCTCGGCCGTAGGTTCACGGTGCGCGACGTCGGGGTGATCGACGATCGCGCGAGAGAAGACAACGAAGGCGCGCGACGCGAGCCACGTCGTCGGGTACTTGCTCCCCTTCGACAGGTTGCACTTGGACGCGCACGCCTGGACGAGATTCCAGACAGTGTCCGGGCCGCCGAGACGGCGCGGCAGGACGTGGTCTAGGTGCTCCCACGGTGCGCGGCAATAGACGCAGAGCCCGCCGTCGCGCGCGTGGATCGTCGCCAGGTCCTCGACGGTCAGCCCGTAGGACTTGCGAGCGTCGCACCATCGGCACGATGTCTGGAGCCCGTCGGGCCTGGAGCGGTCGCTCGCGAACTTCTCGAACGACAGCCACTCGCAGCAGCCCCGGCAGGCACGGGTACGCCGAAGAGACGCTCGGCCTCGGCGGCGATCTCTTCGAGTGCGTCGGCGTCTCCGCGCTGGACGGCCTTTGTCTGGCGGATCAGCAAAGCCAGCGCATCCTCGCGGAAGCGCTTCTCGGCCTCGACCTGGCGCGTCCGGCGGAGCGCGGTCCGGCAGCGGTCGGAGCAAGTCGTCCGGCGCGGGTCGGCGTCGACGCCGAGATCCGCTCGACAGGACAAGCAGCGCAGCATGGGGACCTCCGGGTGTCACGGGGCTAGGCCGAGCAAACGGCCCCGGCCGAAGCCAGGGCTCTTGGTTGGTTCGAGGAGGAGTAGGGCCTCGGCCACGACAACGCGCGGCCGGTCTTTCCCTTTCACCTATGACGTGTGCCGGACGCGCGACAAGCGCGGCCGTCTTCTCTGCCTTGCATAGACGACGTGTGCCGGGGGTCCGGGACGCGCGCGGCCATTCCTGTCCTTGCAAAAGAGGAGAGTGCCAAGCGACATCCCCTCAAACGGGGACAAACCCGGACAGGTCTCACCTACGGGTCGAGGCTTCGAGGGCCGATTCACGCTCAAACGGTGTGACGCAGATCACACTCTGACCTGTGGATAAACCCTGTGGATCGTAGGGAATATCTCACGATTTGAGATAGAGCCCCGTTTCAGGCCCAGACGACCTCGGCCCGCTCCGACGCCGGAACGGCCGCGCCGCCGCGCTTCCCGGGCCTCAGGCGGACCTCTGAGACGAAGTCGGACAGGAGCCGCCGACGGAGATCCGCGTCGCCCTCCGTCGCCTCCAGGCCCTCGACGACCGAGTCGAAGACGTCGACCTCGCGCGTCACGGTCTCGTCGGCTCGCTCGATCTCGGCCGCTTCGGCAGCGCTCAGCGTCTCGACGCGGGCGAGCAACGCGGCTCGCTCCGACGGAGCGGCCTTGCGGATCGACTCCAGGGCCTTCGCGATCTCGGCGCGGATCGTCGTCAGGCGCCCCTCGTCGGTGCCGGATGCGGTGACAGTGTCGACGACCGGGTCGTCGCCGTGACGGGCGACCAGAGCCTCGACGACGAAGGCTTCGAGCGCGCCCTCGGAGATCGACACGGAGCGCGTACACGCCAGCGAGTGACACGAGATCCGGTCCGGGAAGCGCTCGGTCCGGTGCGAGTAGAGCGGACCACCGCACGAGTCGCAGCGCGCGAGCCCGTGAAGCGGGCCACGGCCACGGTCGGACACGCGACGGCCGACGGTGCGCTCTTCGAGGATCTCCTGGAGCCGGTGCCAGGTGTCGGCGTCGACGAGCGCCTGGTCGTGGTCGACGAGCGGGAGCCCGTCGTCGGCGAGGAGCACGCCGGAAGGGGAGGAGCGGTCCACCATCGCGCCGAAGAGAGCCGGGGAGCGGAGGATCTTCGCGACCGTGCGGTGATTCCACTCCGAGCCGCCTCGCGGCGTCGGGACGCCGGAGCGGGTCCACGTCTGCGCGACGGAGCGGATCCCGCCGGAGCCGTCGAGGATCGACTCGACAGCAGCGACCACGAGCGGCGCGGTCTTCGGATCCGGGCGGAGCCCGTCGCCGACGCGGACGAAGCCGAAGCCCGCCGGGCCACCGGCCGCTCGCGAACCCTTGCTCCGGCGGAGGTCGTTCGTCGCCTTGACGCGCTGTGCGGTCGTGTCGGCTTCGAGCGCCGCGAAGATCGCTAGGAGTCCGAGCATCGCCTTACCTATCGGCGTCACGGTCTCGACGCTCGGCTGAGACGCCGAGGCGAAGCGCGTCCCGGCGGCGTCGGCAGAGGCGACGATCCGGTGAAGGTCGACGACGGACCGCGCGAGCCGGTCGACGGCGAAGACGACCAGGAGGTCGAAGTCGCCGAGCCGGGCTTCCAGCGCGTCACGTCCGGGACGCTTGACGTCCTTCGAGCCGGAGACGCCCTCGTCGCGGAAGACGGTCACCGTCGCGTCGGGCGCGTGCTCGGCGAGGTACTTCTCGATCCCTCGCTCTTGCTTCTCGATCGACGTGCTCGCCGGGTCGTCCTTCGAGATGCGGACGTAGGCGGCAGCGGAGCGGATCTTGGCGCGTCTCGGTGTCATGCCCTGAGGTTAGCCCACTCCGGGACTTCCGGGTGCGGAAGTCCGTGGTGATCCCGAAGGCGTAGACGTCCAGGCCCAGCTCATCAACCAGGCGCGCGAGCTGCTCGACATGGGCGGGGGAGTAGAACTGCACCTCGTCGGCGATCAGGTAGTCCACCCCGGCGCCGCCGGACATGCAGTCGACGACGAACTGCCACAGGTCCACGTCGTCCGCGACCTCGACAGCGGGCCGTTCCAGGCCGAGGCGGCTGGAAAGGACGCCGCTTCCGGCGCGGTCCCGTGAGGTCAGGACGACGCCACGTCGCCCCCGCTGGCGGTGGTTGTGGTCAGTCTGAAGGGCGAGGGTCGACTTGCCACAGTCCATGGTCCCAGTGAAGAAGACCAGCTCGGGCACGACCGGCGGGCGTCGGTCAGCGAGCGTCGGCCGCGTCCGCAGACTGGGCGAGACGTTCCGACTCGTCGATAATCTCGACGGCGACCTTCTTCAGCCCCTCGTCGAACTTCTTCGCGTGGTGCGCACAGAACAGCAGCTCTCCGCCGGCCATGAGCCGAACTCGCACGTAGGCCTGCGCTCCGCACCGGTCACAGCGGTCAGCGGCGGTCAGCGGACTGCTGGGGGCGACGATGGTGCTCACAGCGCCTCTCTCTCCGACCGTTGGTCTGCGTAGTCCTGCCCTGCCCTGGCCCGTGCCTTCTCCTGCCTCAACATCACACCACACACCGGCTCTTCCCGCTGACGCGCGTCCACGGGTTCGCCGATGGCGTACACCTTCCCCCCAGAGTGGCACGTGACCTAGGTCACGACACGCGGGAGCCGAGACTCGTCACCCGTCTGTCACCTGACCGGCGGATGGATCACCCGACCGGCGGAGCCGTCCCCCAGGCGTCCGGGCGCGCGACCGCCCACGGCGCGCGTCGCCGGGATGCCGTCGGCGTCTGCGGGTAGCCTGCCATGACCTGCTTGTCATGTCCGCGCCTACCTCAGGAGCTCTCGACCGCGTGCCCCCAGCCAAGTCCGCCACGGCCGCCGGCAAGGCGTCCGCCGCCGGATCCCGCGCCGGATACACCGCCAAGCACCTGTCCGTCCTCGAAGGGCTGGAGGCGGTGCGCAAGCGCCCTGGCATGTACATCGGGTCAACCGACGGCCGCGGCCTCATGCAGTGCGTGTGGGAGATCATCGACAACGCGGTCGACGAGGCGCTGGCGAGCACGTGCGACCGGATCGACGTCATCCTCCATGCGGACGGTTCGGTGGAGGTGCACGACAACGGCCGGGGCATTCCGATCGACGCCGAGCCCAAGACCGGCCTGACCGGGGTAGAGGTGGTCATGACCCGGCTCCATGCCGGCGGCAAGTTCGGCGGCGGGAGCTACAAGGCCACCGGCGGGCTGCACGGCGTCGGAGCGTCTGTGGTGAACGCGTTGTCGCTTCGGTTGGACGTCGAGGTCGATCGGGAGGGCAAGACGCACGCGATGTCCTTCCGTCGCGGGGTTCCTGGTGAGTTCAAGACGGCCGGACCGGATGCTGCGTTCACCAAGCGGTCCGGCCTGCGAGCCGGCGGCCGGGTTGCCAAGAAGCGCACCGGAACGCGACTCCGCTTCTGGCCGGATCCGGAGATCTTCCCAATCGACACCGAGGTGTCCGGGGCCGACCTCTTCGCCCGGGCCCGTCAGACGTCGTTCCTCGTCCCGGGTCTGACCGTGGTCGTACGCGACGAGCGCGGTCCCACGGTGGAAGAGGAGACCTTCCGTCATGACGGCGGCATCGCTGAGTTCGCCGAGTTCGTGGCCCCCGACGACGCTTTGGTCCCGGTGTTCCGGCTGCACGGAGTCGGACACTTCCACGAGACGGTTCCGGTGCTCGACGCCAAAGGCCATCTCAACCCGCAGGAAGTGGAGCGAGAGCTGACCGTCGACCTCGCGCTCCGGTGGGGGACCGGATACGACTCGGTCGTGCGTTCGTTCGTGAACATCATCGCCACCTCCAAGGGTGGGACGCATGTCTCCGGGTTCGAGCGCGGTCTCGTCCGTACCTTGAACGAGCAGCTGCGGGCCACCAAGCTGCTCAAGGCCAACGACCCGCCGATCGTCAAGGACGACGCGCTGGAGGGCTTGACGGCGGTGGTCACGGTCCGGCTCGCGGAGCCACAGTTTGAGGGCCAGACCAAAGAAGTGCTGGGAACCTCGGCCGCCACCCGCATCGTTTCGCACGTCGTGCACCGCGAGCTGACCAGCCTGCTGACCTCGACCAAGCGGGCCGAGAAGGCGCGAGCGAGGGTGGTCCTGGAGAAGGTAGTCTCCGCGGCCCGAACCCGCGTGGCCGCCCGGCAGCACAAGGAGCTCCAGCGGAGGAAGAACGCGCTGGAGACGTCGTCCCTACCCGCGAAGCTGGCCGACTGCCGGTCCGACGACGTCTCCCGGAGCGAGCTGTTCATCGTGGAAGGGGACAGCGCCCTCGGCACTGCCAAACTCGCTCGTTCCAGCGAGTTCCAGGCGCTCCTGCCGATCCGCGGAAAGATCTTGAACGTCCAGAAGGCGTCGGTCGGTGACATGCTGAAGAACGCCGAGTGTGCGGCGATCATCCAGGTGCTCGGGGGCGGCTCAGGGCGAACGTTCGACCTGGAGCAGGTCCGGTACGGCAAGGTCATCGTGATGACCGATGCGGACGTCGACGGCGCCCACATCAGGACCCTGCTGCTCACCTTGTTCCACCGCTACATGGAACCCATGCTCGCCGACGGTCGTGTCTACGCCGCAGTTCCACCGCTCCACCGGTTGGAGATCGTCCACGGTGGGAGCAAGAAGAACGAGTTCCACTACACCTACTCCGACGCCGAGATGAAGAAGGTCGTGGCCGACGCCGAACGGAAGGGTCGGCGCATCAAGGACCCGATCCAGCGCTACAAAGGCCTCGGCGAGATGGATGCCGACCAGCTCCGCGACACCACGATGGACCCGCGGCGTCGCACCCTCCGCCGGATGACGCTCGCCGACGCCGCGCGCGCGGCGGAGGTCTTCGAGCTGCTCATGGGCAACGAGGTCGCTCCGCGCAAGGATTTCATCGTGCAAGGCGCCGGCGGGCTCGATCGTGCCCGCATCGACGCCTGAGCCGCTAGCCTCGGCCCATGTGCTGCATCGTCGCCCTGATGGCTCTGGTCGGACCCCGGGCCGCCTTCCTGTTCGCCTGGATCTTCACCGACGAGGTGGACCGGTCGATCGACAGCTTCTGGATGAAGCTGCTCGGCCTGGTGTTCCTTCCCTGGACCGCGTTGTTCTGGGCGATCGCGTGGGCTCCGCTGGGCGGAGTCTCCGGCTTCGGGTACTTCTTCGTGCTGATGGGGTTCGTCCTCGACATCGGGTCGTACGCGTCCGGGGCGTACAGCCGCCGCAACTGAC